GGCGTCATCATCGTAAGACGTTAGGAGCAGCCCATGCACCCGTTTCCCGTTTTCTCAAATGGCGCGGCTGGCACATCAGTCACGTCTGGAGGTTCAAGCGCTGAAACGGCAATTCCAAATGATGCGAGCGGGTCAACCGCTCGCGTTGTGCGGATTGCTGCTAACGGCACTTGCCATGTTAAGCCGGTGCTTACGGGCACGGCTGCGACCGCCAATGACATACTGATCCAACCCGGCGATGCCATCTTCTTGCACGTCCAAGGCTTTACGCACATTGCATACATTCAGCGTGCGTCCGGTTCAGTCATAACAATTACACCGGTCGAAATATGAGCGACCAAGATTGGGTCCAGACCCGCTGGCATGATGACGAGTCAGCGGGTCAAGTGACCGTCGAGCGAGTGCAAGATGTTGAGGATATTATCAATAACAACAAGCGCTCGCTCAACGACGGCACGAATGGCTATAGCAAGTCCAAGGATCTGAAACGCGTCGCGTCGATCCCATTAGTCGTCATCGAGCAGTGGATGAAAGAAGACGGCGTCAATTTTTTGTCGCTGCAAGGAACAGATCGTCAGAAGTATTTGCGGAAAAAATTAAACGACCCAAACAACAAATGGCTGCGCACAAGCGGCGGCCGGATGTAGGAGCTGACAGTGGCGCTCAACAATTACACCAACATAAAAGCGGCGGTTGCTGACTATCTCGACCGGTCGGATCTCACAAACCAGATCACCGACTTTTTGACGATGTCCGAAAACCGTATCTATCGCGACCTGCGAGTTGCCGATATGGAGACCGCACTAAGCGCGACGATCAGCAGCGGCACGATAAGCGTGCCCACTGGTTATGTTGAGGCCAAATACTTTTACATTGACACAAGCCCAACTCAGCCGCTGCAGCGTAAAAGCGTGTCATATATTTATGAGAACTATCCAACGCGCAGTTCAGACGCCAAGCCGGTGTATTACGCAAGGGAGGGCGCGAGCTTCATCTTTGGCCCGTTCCCCAACAGCGACTATACGGTCAAAGGCACTTACTATAAAAAGCTGACAGCTCTCGCGGCATCGAGCAACGAGACCAATTTTATCACTGAGGATCTCCCAGGCGCGCTTTTGTTTGGTGCCCTGGTCGAGGCCGAGCCATTCCTGCAAAACGATGAGCGTCTCGCCGTCTGGCAATCACGCTATGCCGAAATCATACAAGAGGTGCAGGCCCAGGATGACGCCGAGGCGTTGAGCGGCTCGCCGTTAGCGGTGACCGCATCGTGATCAGGTTTGGAGAATATCTCCCCGACCAGCCAGCATTTGGCAACCCAGGTGCGACCGTAGCCAATAACGTCATTCCGACGGCAATGGGCTATCGCGAGCTGAGCGCAATATCCGCGTTCAGCACGACGCCACTTAACGCACGGGCACGCGGAGCTGGGTCAGGGCAAGCGAGCGACGGCGCGGTGTATCTGTTCGCCGGAGACGGCACCAGCTTGTACCGGCTTAACGGCGCAGTGTTCGATGAGACCAACGATAGTTTTAGTTTGGCCGAGGATACCAATTGGAAGTTTGCGCAGTTCGGCAACACGATGGTCGCCGTGTGTCGCGACGAAGCGCCGCAGAAGTGGACCTTGGGCAGCAGCACAAGCTGGTCGGCCCTTGGCGGCTCACCGCCTAAAGCAAGGCACGTCGCGGTCGTGCGCGGCTTTGTCATGCTGGGCGACGCGGAATCAGGCGGCACGTCCTATCAGAACCGCGTGTATTGGTCAGGTCTTGATAACGCCGAGACGTGGACGCCAAGTCAGACGACGCAGTCTGACTTTAACGACTTTGTCGGCGGCGGCGGTGCGGTTACCGGACTAGTAGGCGGTGAATTTGGACTAGTATTTCAAGACCGCTCGATCTTCCGCTTAGACTATCAAGGCACGCCATTGATCTTTAGTTCTAACGAAATATCACAAAGTCGAGGCACCCAGGTCTCCGGCAGTATTGCAGCTCTCGGCCGTATGGTTTTCTTTTGGTCAGACGACGGTTTCTACATGCTTCAAGACGGCACAAAGACCACCGCAATCGGGGCCAACAAGGTAGACAAAACATTCGCCAATGATTTCGATCAGGCGTACCTGTCACGGGTTACAAGCGCCATCGATCCAATCAATCACTTATACATCGTCAGCTATCCCGGCAGCGGTCACACCAGTGGCACTCCCAACAAGCTGATCATGTACGATTGGGTAAACAACAAGTGGTCAACGGGCAGCTTTAATCACGAGATAATCGCGCGCACGCTCACGAGCGGATTTACGCTCGAAGGGTTAGACGCGATTGTCGACTCATCGACGGGCATTGATGGCATGGCCTTTTCGCTCGACAGTCGCGCCTGGATGGGTGGTCGGCTGCAGCTCACCGCATTCGATACAAGCCACAACCTTGCGCGCTTTACCGGCACCGGCTTGGCGGCAACCATTGAGACGTCGGAGTTTCAGCCCTTGCCAGGGCGGCGGTCATTTATAAACAAGGTTCGCCCCGTCATCGAGGGATCTGACGCCGTTGCTACGGTTCAGATGGCCAACCGGAACAAGGGCACCGACACGGCCAGTTTTGGCAGTGCTGTGTCACTCAACACCTCCGGCGACGCGCCTGTGCGCGAAGACAATCGCTATCACCGCGTCAGGGTTAATATCTCTGGTGGGTTCGATCACGCCCAAGGGTGTGACGTGACGTGGAAGGGCCGAGGCGCTCGATGAGCAATCAGGGTTTTCTGCCAGTACCGGTCTCGCATGGTAGCGAGGTCGAACACCGGCGCGTTATAGCAAATGCAATCAACGAGCTGCGTGACGGGAAGATCAACGCGACCGGCAGCGTCACGCTGACGGCCTCTGCGGCCTCGACAGCGGTCACTGACGCCAGGGTAGGCGGTAATAGCATGGTGCTGTTCATGCCCTCGACTGCTAACGCAGCGGCCGAGCAGGGGGCAGGCACAATGTATGTGAGCAGCGTGGGCAAACAGACGTTTACGATTACGCACGCCAACAATGGTCAAACGGACAGGACATTCAGCTATGCCGTTTTCGGCTGACGAGGAGCATGAGCTTTACGTTAAATGGTGCAAGGGCGAGATGCAGGCCGTCAAGTTTTTGCACGATATTAGTGAGATTTCGCAGATCGCGGATGACTTTGTAGACGGCGACGTAAATGATCCAGAGAGCATGACGCGACTGCTGCACCTGTCGCTAGTGGAGCTGCCAAAGAACCTGTTTTTCATACGCTACTCAAATTGGCTGGTGCCGATTATGAGCAGTTCAATGATGCTCTGGAATGCCAGCAACGGCTGGAAAAATGAATTTGGTTTTGTGTATCGCGAGGCCCTTGAACAGATCGTGGGCATCGTCGCTCAGATATGCGGCGGTCACGAACACGCCGTGCAAGTCACAAAAGAATTAAACGAGTTCTATCACCAGAAGCATGGTGAGGGATATCAGAATTGGTTGAAGGAAGTTAAATCATGAGCATTGGTGGATCATCAAGCAGTCCGAAGCCGCAGTACAAGACGCAAACGTCAAGCAGTTCGCCCTGGGACAAACAACAGCCGTTTCTGGAAGAGGGATTCCAAGAGGCGCAAGACCTGTATCAGTCAGAGACGCCACAATATTACGAGGGCGCGACGGTAACGCCATTTAGCGACCAAACACAAACTGCACTCGACTTACAGCAGGCGCGCGCTGAGATGGGTTCGCCGATGTTAACCACTGCCCAAGACCAATTGATGAACACGATGCAGGGTAACTACCTCAACAACAACCCGTATTTGCAGTCTGCCATCGACGCCGCCAGCTCTGGCATTACACGCAATTACCAAGAGGCCATTCGTCCCGGCATAGACAGCTCTTTTGAGCGAGCAGGGCGCTACGGCTCAAACGCGTATCAGACGATGCAGGATCAAGCGCAGGACACCCTGGCGAAGAACCTGGGCAGCGTCGCAAGCCAGCTCTCATATGCCGACTATGGTCGTGAGCGCCAATTGCAGGATCAGGCAATGCAACTCGCACCGGCGTTTGCGCAAGCTGACTATGACGACATTAAACAGCTCGGTGACGTTGGCTCGATTTATGACGCGCAGGCTCAAGCAGAGCTGTCTGCAGACATAGATAGATTCAATTTTGAACAGACCAAACCGTACAACAAGCTCGGTCAGTATCTAGCAATGATCCAAGGCGGCTATGGCGGCACGCAGAATCAGACCACGCCCTATTTCAGCAACCGAGGAGCCAACATGTTGGCTGGCGGTCTAGGCGGTCTCGGCGCAGCCGGTCGGCTGGGCATGGGCGGTAGCGACTTTGGCACATATGCACTGGGTGGTCTCGGCGCGCTTGGAGGGCTGCTGTAATGGCGAGAACAGGCCTAATTCACGTTGAAGACTTGCGTCCACCGCTCGGCGCAACGCGGCGTATGCAGGACATCACGGCGCAAGACATGATTATGGGCAGGGCTAAACCCCGCTCTGTGCCCATGAGCGCAGCGCCAGTGTTTCCAGGCCAGCAACGTCCATCAATGCCAACGGCTGCACCGCAGATGCCTATGCAGCAGCGTCAGCCAATGGCGCAGCGCCAGCCTATGCAGCAAGCAAAACCGGCCGCTGCGCCCTCGATGGCCGCTGCAGCTCCGGCCGCAGGCGGCGGGTTGTTAAACCCTGCAGTCGGCGCTGGGCTGTTAGGAGCTGCCAGCAAGATCGGCGGCGGTCCTACAAGCCTGCCCGTGTCGCTCGGCTCCCAGATCGGCCCCGCATTAAATCAATTTGCAAATGACTACCAAGCGTCGCAAGTGGCCGCTGAAAAGAAGGCGCGAGAAAATGCGTTAATTGAAAAGTACGGGCCGGAGGCGTTAGTGCCTGGGGCCATTGGCGAGATAATTAAGGGCAGAGAAGCAGCGCGGCAGCGGCAAGCGATGTTGGACAGCTTGGGTGGAGGAACAGGTCAAGACGCGAAAGCGCGTATTGAAGAAAGTCTTAGTCTAAAACTTACCAATGGCGAATTTCAACAATTGCGGGTCGCAATGTCTTCTGGAGATGCCAAAACAGTTAACACGGCACTGGGTTCCATACGAAAAGATAAATTCGCAAACACGACGAAACTGCGTGATGAATACGGCAAGCGCATCAGCTCTACATCCAAAATTATAGGAGCCGCCCAAGAGGCGCAACGTATGCTCGAAAAAGGCGACACCAGTGGTATCGGTGATTTGGTGACACTGTATACGACAATTACAGCCCTCGATCCTGACAGTGTGGTTAGAGAAGGTGAAGTTGCGTTAGGTCGTGAAATTCTTTCATTGGCTAAACGGGTAAAATTACAGATGGAGAGAGTAACCGAAGACCGTGTCCTTGATCCAACCACGGCAAAAAGCATGAGAGAACTGGTGTTGCAACTGGGCCAAAAAGCGCAGCAAAACGCTAATAACCTAAAAACATTCTACCAAGAAGAGGCAAGACGCTTCGCTCTTAATCCTGATTCAGTAATTATACCAAGCAGCAGGCTGAACAGGTCGGAATCAGCTAGTGATTCGCAACCCACTGTAGAAGACTTTATTTACCCAGGATTTTGATAATGGAACCATCATCAAAGCACGTTTTGTTTTTGCTTAAAAAAGTCGCTGAACAAAAAAAACGAGGTGTGCCGGATCAAAAGATTAATCAATTTGTCCAGCAAGCAACAAAGAAGCAATTAGGTAAGGCGTTGTCTCTTGACGCTCTCAATGAGGAAGCATCGTCCTGGGGCAATTTCTTCCGCACGATGGGTCAAGGTCTGTCATTTGGTTTTGGTGATGAAGCCATTGCAGGCTTGCGCTCTGCGTTTACAGACGAAACCTATGCAGACGCTTTAGCGCAAGAGCGAGCTGGCGTTGAGAGCTATAGCGCAGTGAACCCTGGCAAAGCGATAGCAGCCGAGGTGGCAGGCGCAATACCGACGATGTTTATTCCTGGCCTGGGTCAGGCGCGTGCCGTAACGATGGCCCCACGTCTTGGCAATGCTGCGTTAAAGGGCACTGTCGAGGGTGGCATTTACGGGTATGGCGCTGCGGGTACATCTGAAACGGCTGGCAGAGATACTCTCAAAAGTATGCTGCCAAGTATAGGAGCCGACGCCGCACTTGGCGGCATTGGCGGCACTGGTATGCGCGCCGCACAAGAGGTGTTCGGCCCAGCTTTTCGTAGAGGTGCGGCGAGAGTAATGGGCACAAGCGATGCTGAGCAAACAGCACGCAACATCGTCCGCGACACGGCGCGCCAAGACGGCCCTGACATTGTCGAACAGCGAATGGCCGGTGTGATGCCATCTAACCGCCAAGACGCGCGGCTTGGTGACATGACCGAGGGGCTGCAGGAACAAACAGCCGCAACCAATTTTATGGGTGCCCCAGGCGCTCAAGTTGTACGCCCTGCACTGCAAGCGCGTGAAAAAGGCACTGTGGACAGGATCTCGAAAGGTCTTGAGGACGCCATGCGAACCCGTCTGCCGCAGCAAAAATACATGGCAACGGATCTTGTAAATATTGGCAAGTGGCAGCAGCAGGCGTCGCCCATGTACAATGAAGCGTTTGAGAGCATGACGCTTCTGCCTGTGATGGATCAGCTCAAGGTATTAGCACGTCAGCCTTTAATTAAAGAAGACGCCGTGCAGCTCGCGCGCAAATTAACAGACCTCGATGACTTTTCGTTAGTTGCTAATGCAACGCCCCGCACCTGGGATCTGGTGCGGCGTGGATTAAGCGACGTAATTAACCGGGAGACTGACAGCATCACCGGTAAAACGAGTGGCGTCGGTGCAAAAGCGATTGAGTTGAAGCGACAAATAACTGACCTGATGGATAATCCGGCTGTTGACCCAGACGGCCTGTTCAAGGCAGCACGCGACACGTTTGCTGATCCTGCAGCACTCAAAGAGGCGATGCAAAAAGGCAGTCAGTTATTTAAGACCAGTGACACCTTAAAGCTCGGATACGGCTTAGAAGACATTGCCAATATGACGCGTGCCGAAAAAGACGCGGTTTTGAGAGGCGTCGCTTTCGCAGCAAAAGACGTGCTGTCAGATCCAAACCAGAGCGCGGCACGCGCCATGCGTCAAATCACTAAAAGCGGTCGCATGGATCTGTTGCAAGCGCTGCTGCCTGATCCTGACGATCTTAACGCCTTTGTCGGCAAGCTCGATGACGAGCTGATGATGCTGGAGACGTCATCCGACATATTGCGCGGTGCGCGCACTGAACCGTTGAAGCAGGCTATTGAGCGTCTGCAGAGGCAGGCTGGTGGGATGACGCAGATGTCTCCCTCCGGTTTCATTACGTCTATTGTGTCCCGTTTGAGAGATGAAGGTGCAGAAG